CACCTGATGCGTACATATTTGCATATGCGCTTGGATATACTTTAAATTTTCTTTTAGCTGCTGCTTTTCCTTTTGCACAAAGTTTTGCCATTATTTTTTACCTTTTATTGGTTTTGGTTTCATAACTTGACCATATCTATCTTGTGGTTTTGGTCTTATTACACCAGGACCTTTTGATTTAAGTGGTTTTGAACCAGAAGCAAAAACACCTCTGCCTTTTAAAATATCGGCTTTAGTAATTTTTCCGTCTTTGTTTAAATCAGGAAATGATTTTTTCTTTTTAGGTTTAGGTGATCCTTTACTAAAAAAAGATCTTCTGTTTGGTTGATATCTTGGATTACTCATTATTTTCCTCTTATTTTTTGGATTACTTTTTTAACACCGCGAACTTGTTGTTTTCCTGCTGTTTTAACAAATTCTTTAGCTCTGCCCCCTAAAGTTTTTCCTTTGTAATTTCCTTCAAAATTTTTAAATTTTGTTTTTGTTTTCTTTTGATAGTTAGCTCGTCCCATTATTTTTTTCCTCCGTTTCTAAATATTTGTGTACCCTTTATACCAAAAATACTAGCTACGACAAGGATCCATAAATTCGTAAACCAGCTTGGAAGCGATTGAAAGTATTCAAAAAACAATTTTACCTTCTCCATTGCTTCCGGATCATCACTCATCACTGCCCACATTAACACAATGATGGGCGCCGAAATAATTATCAAAACAAATTCATCTTTGTAGTCGTTTTGACGTGCTTCTAGAAGTTTGCCTTGGTAAGCTTCTTCACCTCGAGCCATTTTTTCTGCGTGCATAAGCTGTGCATCAGACATAGCCATCTTTGTCTTTTGGCGGTTAGAGTAAATTTTACTTCCCGCTTGTAAAGCAATTTTTGCTAGACTAAACCAAGCCATATTAGTACCACTTAGCTGTTCTTTTTTTCTCTTTTAAAATATTTCCTTGACCTTGAACTTCTTGTTCTTGTGTTTCAGCTGGATTTGTAGTTTCTATTTCAATTCCACCTTCAACATAACCATCTTTGTTCGTAAACATTTCTTGGTTAAGGTCTTTTTTGTTTTTTTCTGCCATTTTAGCTCCTTTGTTAATTACTTTACTCTTTTTTTAAAATTTTGTCGACAATTTTAGTCGTCTCGCTTAATTATAACTCCTCCTGAGCTCATATCTTTAGCATTAGGTAGGGTTTTTGATAAAATTGTCTTTTCAATTGACGTATCAGCTCTTAATTTTGCTAATTCTTCGTTTTGATCAAGTTTTTCATCTTGATTTTGTTGATTCATCATTGCTCTCATCTTATCAAGATTGATTCTGTCTTCACCTTCCTTCTCTTTTCTTGCATTTTCTTGTGCTCGAAGGTCTAATTCTCTTGCTCTTAGTTTAGCAACTGGATCATTATCAAATTGAGAAGTAATTCTCTTCTCTTCAGTCATAAATTCTTCCATCATTTCAGCAACAAGTTGAGCTTTTCTTGCTTCAATCTTTTCACCCATCATTTTTGCTTGCATTTGTATTTGTGGATTCTGAGCTGTTTGAGGATTTTTTTGAATAGCAGCTAATTGTTGTAACTCATTAGTAAATTCAACCTCAACCTGTTCTTGTGCCATAATAGAAATGTGTTCAAATATATTTTTTTCTAATGAAGCCATAATTACTGGAGCATTTCTTGCCATATTAGTAGCCATAAAACTTAAATGAGCTCTAATGTGTGCTCTGTGATCTTGTCCAGGAAATGCTTGGAACGGCTTCCCAGCGAGAGCATCAATGTGTTCTAGCGCTGGGTCCTTTGGTGTGTTCGGTGCTGGTCTTTTTAAAACCTGATCAATATCTTTTACACCCAATGCTTCATACATATGTCTATAAGCTTGATACAAATTATGTATTTGTGGATTGGACGTTGCCAGTTGCAGCTCCGTTTGAGCGAGGGAAATACGCTGCGTTTGAGAGAAAATGTTTGGATCTGCTACTGGCAAGATATCAACTCTGTCATCGAAGTCTTGCTGTTTAATAAAACGCTGACCACCAACGACATCGTATGGATATTCTGGAGGCAAGTATAATTTAAATACTCTTGCCAATAATTTAAATTCATTTTTAAGGGCTGCATAAATTCTTTTATGTATTGCAGACATTGTTCTGCTACCTCTTTCAAGAAGCGCAACTGTCGTACCCACTGCCGCTTGTTGATTACCCTCACCTACTTGCAAGTCTGCTATTGAAGCGAATCTTTGACCTGCAGATACTACGACGCCCATAAGCTGTAACAAAGTTTGTGATGGTTCTTTAAAAGGAAGCATCATAAACGAATCTCTAATATTTCCTCCCGGTGCATCTACATCTCTAAATTCACCAGGTTGAATAGATTGTGCATCATCTCTAATTCTAATTCCTCTTTGTTTAAATCCTGCAGGTAAATTTGATAATGTTCCTGCATCCAATAGTTGTCGTAAAGCAGATGTAGCAGTTCTTGATAAACCACCAATCATGTGTATTAAACCAAAACCATAAAAACCTAAACCTGGTAAAAATTTAAAATGAACAAAATATTGAATTTTGTTTTTCTTAAAATCACCTGCTTCATAGTTTCTTCTTATTGATAAAATTTCTCTTGAATTTTCTTCGATTGTTATAATGTAAGGAAGTTTAATTCCTGTTTGTTCTTCATTTTCATCAATGTCTTCAAATCCTTCTAAGTCTAAATTAGTGTGACATTCTAAAATATTAAATATGTCTTCTTCTCTTCCTTTTGTTTCTCCTTGAAGTTCACGTTCTTTTCTTTCAATTTCACTTTCATTTAATGGACCAGGTTTTAAATCTATGTCTCTATAAAAACCAGCAACTTGTTGTTTTCTTAAATCATTATCAGAAATTCTTATTCTGTGAATGATTGATTCCGCATCGTCTAATGAGGTAGCTGTATACGGAACAATCAAATCATCTGCAGGAACGAATTTTGATACCGCTCGTTGCTCAACTTCATCATAATAAACTTTTTTAAAAGTTGATCCTGCTAATGGTAAGTGAAATAACATTGAATCAAATTCTGGTTCATATTCTTTCATCTTATCCATAAGTTGGTAGTTCATAAAATCTTTTACTCTTTGTGATTGTTGTTCTTTGTCTGGAGTTGCTAGTCCTAAAATTTGTGTCCTAACAGGACCATCAGCTGGTAATAATTCTTTATAAGCTAAAGATTGAAACTGTGTTACAGCTTCCGCAAGAACAGGATGAGTTGCACCACTTGCACCTTGAAAAGGTTCTGTTCTGTTATCATATTTAAATCCTAATAAATCTAAACCTTCTCTGTAAGATCTTTCCCAATCTTTTCTAGAATTTTTATAGTCTTGATAATTTTGATAAAGTGTTGAACCAAGTCTACCTAATACATCATCAGGTAAATGTTCAGCTAAGTTGTCGTAATGATTTTCTCCGCCTTCGACAGATGCTATTGCAGGATCGTAATTAATATCTACAGAGCCATCTTCATTTTCTGTAACTTCTACAGGATCACCTTGTTCGTTAACTTCTTGTTGCTTTTCTTGTTCAGCAACTTCAATTTCTTCAGGTGATGGAACTTTTAACTCTTGCTCTACGTTCGGTAGAGACTTGTCTATGTCTGCCATTTATTTTCTCCAGTTTCACAGGTTTAACAGTATTATAATCAATAAGCAACCCCTGAGACTCAGGGCCTTTTTTAGGGGGTATGGTCTTAGTCAATTTCATCTAAACCCTCATCTCTTAATATATCAGCTTGATTTTCTGCTCGGCCTTGAGCCATGTCTGAATCGTACATACCTTTTTTTAAACCTGTGTCTCTTCCAAAAGCGTCTTTGGCTGTGTCTGTTACATTACCTGTAGTGTATTTTTCCATATCCGCTATGTCGCTTGTATATAATTCATCTAAATCGTCTGCATAAAAAGCATCAGTGTCATAATCCTCTGGACCTAGTGCAACATGTCTTCCTTCAACAGCTTCAAAGTTTCCAGGTGTTTTCACAGCCTTGCCTGTTGTTTCATCTATAAGTTCATAACCTGGTGGTTCATAGTTTATATTATATGATTCATTAAACTCGTTTTTTCCTTCAACAAGAATACTGCCATCATCGTTTCTTGTTAATTTAACATTTGGTAAATCAGGATTTGTAAATTCTGTAATATCAGCATCTATTTTTTTACCAATAGATCTACCTATAAACTTGTCTACGAAATTTGGAAACCAATCTGGCATGACGGTGTTTGAGTTAGCTAATTTTTTTACAAGTGGAACAGCGGGTTTAAAAAACTTACCTAGAATAGGTATAGATGCTAGACCTGCAGCAAGCTTCATAAAAGTTCTTCGACCTGGATCTTTTGGATCATTTCCATTAGCAAAACCTACTCTACCTCCAGAATTAAAAAATTTACTTACACCTTCATTACCTAAAGCAATAAAATCTTTGTATCCAAGTTTGCCACCAGCTTTTAAATATCTTTGAAAAGCTTCTAGTGATTCTTCAATGGCTAGGGCTGTTCCATCAGATCCATTAGAATAACCTATTCTTCCGCCTTCAGCTGCTCCGACCATCATTTCAGAAGCTGCAGTATCTCTTTCAATATCTTCTTCTAATCTCTCTTCATCTGTTAAAGCTTCTCGTCTTTTGTATTCATCGTAAACATCTTTACCCATGCCAGCACCAATTGTTGCTAATCCAACAGGTGTAAATGCTCTTACGGCTTTTCCAAAAGGATTTGCAGCAACTCTTCCTATTGTAGATA